TTAACATCACAAGGTGCTGCAGCATTGCCTCAATGGGCAGCTGCAGGAGCTTCTTCAATTACTATAACTGGTAACTCGGGTGGTGGCTTAACGGGTAATAGTTTTACCTTTACCGGAGGAACTACAGGTCTTACCTTTGCTGGTGCAGGATCTACTGAAACATTGGGTGGTACGTTAGCAATAGCCAATGGCGGTACTAATGCTACCTCCATGAGTACAAGTACAGGAATAGTAAAATATGATGGTACACGATTAGTTACATCGACGACGGCTCAAATATCTTCAGCAAACGTACAGACAAACACAGCTCAGCCGTGTTTTCTTGCTTTTTGCAGTACTAACAAATCAAATGTAACAGGTGATTCAACTCAATATACGATAATATTTGATAGCACGGTGTTTGACCAAGCATCAAATTTTAATACTGGAACAGGAACCTTTACCGCCCCCGTTACAGGTAAGTATTTTTTCTCATGCACTGTTTTCTTAGCAGGACTTTCTGCTGCATATACAACTTGGTCAGGAGCTTTATCCGCAACAAGTCGTCAGATAGATTTATTCCGTTGTAATCCAGGTGTTATGGCTAATTCTGCAGGTTTTCTTATTCAAACTGGAACAGCAATATTAGATATGTCTGCTACTAATACGGTTACTGTTTTTGTAACAGTAGGTGGCAGTACAAAAAATGTAACGGTACAAGGTAACGCTTCTAGTGAACTTATTACCTATTTTTCTGGATACTTACTCTGTTAAAAGGAGATAGTCATGCCTCAAAGATCTAGAGCTCAAAGACTTAATGGACTATTTCCACTTTCCTACGTGGGAGTAGTTCCTGTATCACCCGTCAATTTTGTGATGGATGATCGCAATCCAACGGTAAGCGATTCAAAGAACTTCTATATTGGTGACTTATGGCTCAATACTTCAACGCAGCCACCCGATGTTGCTGATCTATGGATGTTGGTGTCACTCGTAGGAAATAATGCAACATGGGTCAATTTTGGAGCTGGTAACCTTGAAACACTCACCGGTAACACTGGCGGTCCCGTATTTCCTGACGGTGCTGACAATATCAATGTAGTCGGAGATGCTACGACCATTACGATTGCCGGTAACCCAGGAACTCACACTCTCACGGCTTCGGTAATAGGAACAGGTGTTCTCTCTACCTTAACAGGAGATGTTGGAGGAGCAGTGCATCCTCTTGCAGGTAACATCAATCTCTTGGGTACTGCGGGTATTATTGTAACCACCGGCAATCCTGGAACACATACCATAACCTGGAGCCTTGATGGCTCTATAGCCGATTCCTATCCAACTGATTCTGGCACCGCAGTTCCCGTAGCACATGTTCTTAATATACTTGCTCAACATGCAACATTAGGTTGCGGATCATCGGTATTGTTCTCTGCTCCTGGACCTGCTAATACGGTTCAATTGAATGTTACTGATGCGAACGGTAACACGATTATTGGCCTGAATGCTGGTAATTTAACGTTATCAGGTACGCACAATGTTGCAGTCGGTGGTGGTAATTTACATGCTTTGACAACTGGTTTAGCTAATGTTGCTCTTGGAGCAAGTTGTTTAGCAGTTGCTACTACGGCTCAGAATTGCACAGCTATAGGTAATGGGTCACTAACCTCCAATATTGATTCAGGCCAAAATGTAGCAGTAGGTTCAACAACATTAGCAGCATTGCTCCATCCTGACGGAGCAGGATTAGGTCAAAACACCGTTATTGGTGTAGCAGCAATGGAAAATGCAACATCGGCCAGTATTAATGTGGCTGTTGGATTTCAGTGTTTAGGCAATTTGTTAACGGGCACCAAGGTAATATGCGTAGGGGAATCATCTGGTTTCAATTATAACGGCGCAGAATCGTACAATTGTATTTTCGGTAATACGGTTGGAACAACAGGTGAATCAAATGTCATGCGACTTGGTAATGATGGCTCAGTTGCTTTAACAACTACAACTAAAACATTTATTTCCGGTATACGTGGCATAACTACTGTTAACAATGATGCTATTGCAGTACTTATCGACTCCGCTGGACAGCTTGGCACTATATCTTCATCAGAACGCTACAAAGATGACATTGAAGATATGGATGACTACTCATCTGCTTTGATGGATCTCCGACCAGTTACCTTCACCTGGAAGAATTCCAACAACAAGGGCATGCAGCGTGGTCTTATTGCTGAAGAAGTTGATGTTACATTCCCTGATCTGTGTATCTACAATGAAGAAGGCAAACCTGAAACAGTTCGTTATCATGAGTTGCCCGTCCTACTCTTGAATGAGTTGCAAAAGATGGCGGAGCGTGTTACTGAACTTGAGGACCGTCTTGCCAGAATGGAAGAGCGTTTTGGTCGCGTAGATGTTGAAATCTCTGAATTATAAAGCTCTTGCTACTCCTTTTTTCCCTCTGCATGTGTATGTTCCCATGCAGGGGGACTAACTCTTACAACTATCTTCTATTACCCGTGCATGATATGGCAGCGATGAGTCGTTTATACCATGGCTGTTGTGTATCTGCTCTTCGTGGTTGTGGCACAAAAAGAACACCAGGTATTCCATGTTCTTGAACGCTTGCATTAACAAGTTCTAATGCTTGCAGTCTAAATGCTTCATCGTTCAAAGCCTGTTCAAGATTAGCAAGCAATTGTTCTTGTCGTTCTGTAGCTGCATCAAGATTATAGTGTGCGTTCGCGCGTACGAGTTGTGGTGGATTAGCAGGCAATTCCATTTGTGTGCTTGAAATGTTCCACAAGACAATACACAACACAACAAACAAACTTACACCGAGAATCTGCCTAACATGCTTCATTACCTCTCCTTACTTAGAATTGTCTTTGAAGAAACAACAACAGAATGCGCCTGCTTGTAGTGCATCATCACGTTTCTGTTGTTCTATTTGTCTTCTAACGCGCTGAACAGATCTATGCAGAGGTTTTTTATTCAACGATCCAACGACTTGTGTCGTGGTGACAACAACGTTGGTCGTAGTTGGTTTATCAGATGAGTACAGGGACGAAACAACGAGAAGAGAGAAGAATACATTCTTCATACGATTACCTCCTTAAGGTAAGTGAAGGGGTAATAATGTGTTATAAACACACAAACCCCTGCATAAGCATAGACCAGCTTTCGCTAAATCAATACTCCGCAGGGGGAAGTAATACAATGTGCTTCTTACCCAGTCCCTAAACTTCTTCCTGGCTAAGCATTTCCCAGCGAGGATTATTTTCATCTCTACTAGTCTGTGTATACATCACGAAGGATCCATCAGGTGAAACTACTTTGCATTGAGATCCTACCGGTGCATGATCGTAGATATTAGGTGCACTATGCCGGTGTATCAGCATGGGCGGTTCGCTTATGCGTGATGGGTGGTCTGACATAGTGTCCTCGTATTTATGATTTTACGCCTGAACGTTTCTGCTTAATTTCCCGGATGCGCTGTAGTGATACCATATACTTACTCTTAGGCATATCAGCGAGTGATTGTAATTGAAGCTTATCGAGCACCATCTCACCAATATCTGGATACCCAGCTAATTCGTATTCTAACTCTTCAAGCTGTTCTTTGGTAACGGTATCAGCAGATTGATCTTTAGGGTTATATTTATTTGAAGGACCCTTAGCAATCATGTCTCGTGAATCTACCATAGCAACTTCAGCATCATCATCACCAGGATCTGAAGAGCAAGTGATACCTAGCAATGCCATAATAGAGTATCTACGATTATAGGTAAGCGTACTACCGTAGGACTGTGGATCGTTCTTAGGGGGTAGTATTCTAGCCCTAGTTTCAATCCATTGCCCCGTAGCGTGCCATAAACGAGTATGAAGCATCGTAGCCCCACCTTCGTCAAATCGTGTGTCTTGGGTCAAGCTTAGGCCATTCTTATGCAAAGCAGGTCTAACAGCTCTGATGATAGTATCAAGGTCAGTATAGGCACTCTTGAAGTATGGGTTCTCTCTATTGTGCCCAATAACGGGATATTCTCCTTGGGCCTTAGCCAATGCTGCTACGAGATCTTTAGTCTCTGCAGACTGATAAGAATCTTTTACTGTTTTGTTGCGCTCTGCTTCGAGCTCTCGTTCATGACAAAGTTTAATTTCATCTAATAGACGCTGAATGATTGGTTCCACGGTTGCCTTTCTCTAAGCATGCTTCGGTGCAATGTTCATTGATCTCGCAGATTTCGTAATCTACTGTGCCATAGTCGCATTCTTTTCTATGAAGTTCCACATTGGCATGGAACCCTTTGCGCTTTAGGAACTCAAGTATTGCTTCGGTTACTGCCTTTCTTGATGCTCGTGATCTTGCCATTATTTGACTCTAGTTAACATTGTCTCTTTACTTCCTGGTTACAAGTATGGCACGCACATATATCTTGTCAACTTAATAAACAATCTATATTCTATATATATCACTAACCTAGATAAGGATATCTATGAACAATTGGCGCGCTATACAAGACATAGTCGAAGACGAACAAATTCGTGATCAGTTTCGAGAAATAGTAAAAACCTTCATAAAGGCCAGGGGTTGGACAAGACAGCACGCAGCGACTGAATTTAATGTCTCTTTCCCTATGTTGTTAGATTTTCTCCATGGCAAACCTAAGATTGCTCGGTTTATGTCCTATGAGAAGATCTACGAATATATAAAGAAAAATGGAGATGACTTGATTTTTCCTACCATTTTGAGGTAGTATCACGGCGTCGTTGAAATAGATTTAAAAAGCATAAGCAGGGACTTAAGCTCATCCCTGCTTATTGTTTATACAAACTTAGACTTTGTATATGAAACAAAACTACCAAACATTACCGTCCAGTCAAGAAAAACTTAATCCAGCAGCACTTTTGCCGCTCAAACTAGGCATAATTCGCTATTTTCTTGGGTTTAAGTCTAAAAAGATCTACGTATCACATACCACACTCGCCAAACACTTCGGTAAACATCGCTCTACTATACTCCGTGCCCTCCGCGATCTTTTCCTTGATGGCTGGATCGAGAAGACGCGTCGTGAATGGAATACGTGTCTGTATGAAGTTACGGATGAAGCCAAAGCAGAGCGCTATCGCATCTCTCATTTATGGAAACAACTTAAGTGGTTAGCACCACTCTCTTTGAGCTTACTTTTTCCCATTACCAAACCTGGCGCTACACCATATAGTTCTAAGGTTATAAATAATTATATTTATATAACTAACGCACGCGCGAGAAACGAGGAAGAGGACATGAAGCAAGACAGAAACGCTTGGAAAAAGCAGTACTCTCTATCCATGTGGCAGAAGATGGATGCCGATAAGCAACGCAAACATCGAGAATGGTTAGAGAAACGCGGCGCCCTAGAGAAAGAAGCTCAACCCGTACCAAAAATAGTGAATGCTAGTCATTCACCACGTCACGGGTTGAATGAAATACAATCTGAAACGGTTCAGTACGTACCGGAACGTCACGCACTGAGTAAAACAATTCATTCAGTGACAAAACAGACTGAGCTGATAGATTTCCCTGTCGATGATGATTCGATATGGGAGGAAGTATTCTAAGCAGGTGAAGCGTGAGAACAAAGACCTATGTCATTAAAGGATTGCCTCAAGCACTCGTACATCGTCGCACTGATGATGTCATAGCTTGGGGAACTACCAAACAAGTTCGATTATTAACATCTATAGAATTACAACGACAGCATGATGATGAGCCGCTCTTTGAAGGGCCCCTTTCTCTTGATGTAATGTTTTTCTTTCCCTTACCATTAACAGCACGATCTAAATGCAAAGCTCGCCCTGGTGACCAACATCTTATGCCACCATCGCTATTCACCCTTGTACACTTTTTAGAAGCAGTTACTCATGGAATAATTTATGACTGCGAAAGCACTATAGCCCATGTCAGTTGCAAAAAGACCTATGACCCCGAAGCAAGGACGGAGTTCACGCTTACGGAAATCTCCCGATGAAAAGATAAAACACGGTAAAGTTCGTAAGCCTATCACAGAAAATACGCAACCAAACAGTATAGGCTGGTTCGACTATCAATGTATTTTCACTTTGGAGATGAAACCAATGAATCATGAAGGAATAGAGCGTTTAGCATCTGAAATAATTGAATGGGCAGTCAATGATCCCGAAGCGTTTAAGGTATCTCAGTTTCACTTCTCAAAGGGTATAGGACAGCGTACCTGGAATAAGTGGCTTGATGCATTCCCTATCTTGAAGGAAGCCCAAGAGAATGCTTGCGGTATCATTGGTAACAGGAGAGAAATAGGAGCAATCAAGAAAAAGCTCGAAGCTGGGATTGTTGCAAGCTCCATGCATCATTACGACCCAGAATGGAAAGCTAGTGCTGAATGGCGCGCATCATTAAGAGATAAGCAAAATGAATTGAATAGCGGACCTCAAATCATAGTTATTGAAAAGATTCCAACGAGCAACCTTGTACCCGAGAAGAAAAATGAGCACCAAGATACAGAACAATGATGGAGAAATAAAAAGAGGAAAAGATCATCCAAGATTTAAGCATGGAATGTCCCGCGCTCCAATTTATAGGGTGTGGGCTGCTATGATCACAAGATGTAGTGATCCCAAATATAAGAAGTATAAATATTATGGTGGGCGTGGAATAACCGTATGTGACCGTTGGTTAAGATTTGAAAACTTCTATGAAGATATGGGTGAACGGCCATCAGGTCTTCAAATCGATAGAATAGATAACGATAAGGGATATTCTCCCGATAATTGTCGATGGGTTACAGCTAAAGAAAACAATTCTGTAAACAAGGCAGAAGACAATATGCCTGGTAAACAATTTGGTAATTGGCTTGTCTTACATCTGCTTGAGAATGAAAATCGATGGAGATTCCACTATTATCTTTGTCGTTGTTGTAAATGTGGCTACGAAACCTCAAGATCCGGATCTCAGTTAAGACGAATGACCGGAAGTCTCCATCCTTGTCGTCATGCAAATAAAATCGAGCAAGCACAATGACCGTAGCGACACAGATACATCTGAATAAATATAAGCCTCGTGTATATCAGCTCCCTATTCTTGATGCACTTGAGAATAAGGGCTATAAGCGTGTTCTTGCTATCATGCCTCGACGGGCAGGCAAGGACATAACTGCATTCAACTTCTGCATTCGTTACCTTTTAAAGCGCACCTGTGTCATCTACTATATATTCCCAACATACTCACAGGGCAGAAAGATTCTCTTTGATTCGATTACTAATACAGGAGAGCGGATACTCGAGTACATACCTAAAGAAGTAATAGCATCGATTAACTCCCAAGAAATGAAGATAAGGTTTACCAATGGCTCACTCTTTCAGATTGTTGGTTCTGACAACTATGACTCTCTTGTCGGTACCAACCCTCAAGGGATTGTCTTCTCAGAGTATGCGTTACAAGACCCGCGAGCGTACCAATACTTGCGTCCTATCTTGGCAGCCAATGATGGATGGGCCCTCTTCCTCTCGACGCCACGAGGAAAGAATCACTTGTGGGAGCTCTACAACATCGCTCAAAATAACCCAGACTGGTTCTGCTACAAGCTCTCCCTCGATGATACTCAACATATACCCCTCCATGAAATCGAACGAGAACGAGCAGAAGGAATCATGTCCGAGGACCTTATCCAACAAGAGTATTACACAAGCTTCGAAATGGGCGTCGAAGGCTCCTACTATGCGAAAAGCCTCGACCGGATGCGCCTCAAAGGCCAGATCAGCGTCGTCCCGTGGGAACCAGGTTTCAAAGTCCATACGGCGTGGGACATTGGCGTTAGGGATTCGACCAACATTATCTTCTTCCAAGTCGTTGGCCAAACGGTACGTATAATAGATTGTTATGACAAAAACAAAGAAGGTTTAGAGCACTACGTTTCAGTATTGCAGGCGAAGCCGTATCAGTATGGGAAGCACATTGCCCCTCACGATATCAAGGTTAGGGAATTTGGTACGGGCATGACGAGGATAGAGAAAGCTCGGCACTTGGGAATAGCGTTCACTGTGGCCCCGGATTTGAGCATCATAGATGGTATTGAGGCAGTTCGTACTACGTTGCCTAAGGTCTGGGTAGATGAGAAGCAATGTGCTCCATTGATAAAAGCGCTTGAAGGTTATAGACAGGAGTGGGATGCAAAGAAGAAAGTATATAAATCACACCCATTGCATGATTACAATTCACATTATGCAGATGCTATGCGTTATCTTGCGATATCATTGCCAAAGACTCGTGACGGTATGTCGGCTGATGAACGAGAAAGGCAATATCAAGAAGCGCGGTATGGTACTCAGTCAAACCTACCCAACATATTCAGGGACGATATCCCTTCGGATCTACGATGAATAGTGAACTGATAAAGTTCATAGCAAACATTATGGGTATAGTCATACTCTCCGTGCTTGTTATGTTTGTGATATTATACGGGTTCGTTTGGGTAATATTTGGTTAAATTGAAAGGTTAATTCATGGCACAACCACAAGCGTTTCAACACATGGTAGCGTGGACAATCCAGAATCTCTTTAATGTGTATAAAGAAGCTCAGGCAATCCTTGCTGATGAGAATCTTTCTGAAGATGAGAAGAAGGTTAAACTTCAGGGGCCGAATGGTACCGATCATCGCATGCTCAATTACGTGCTCTTACTTAAGCCTGCACTCGAAGATGCTGAGAAGGAATTCCCGGAACAAGCGCAGTTTTTTGAATGGTTCAAAGATCGCTGGACCTACATTGAAGGACTCAACATTCTTAACGGACCATGCTCATGTAAGGGCTGTAAAGTTGATGATAAGGTGAGTACTAATCAATAGTTGCTTTGGAACCTGTACGATTCTAGACTTGGGCAAAGTTATTTTTACGAGGGATACACAATGATTTTTCCCGAACTAGGACCACAGTATTACGATGAGCAACATAAGGGCCTTCTGTCACGCATGGAGGCCTTCTACTCCTCCAGTGTTACTATTAACCAACAATTTTGGTCGGAGGCTGATCAGGATGCACGGTTCGAGGCAAATGATCAGACCCTCTGGAATGATCTGTATGGCAACCTTCCGGTAAACCGTAGACGGCAGTTTACGTTTAACCATATCAAACCGGTTGTTAATATGATTAGCGGATTCCAACGCCGCAACCGTAAATCAACGATCGTTATACCAGTAGAGAATGGTGACCAAGAGACTGCAGATCAGTTCTCTAAAATTCTCTCGTGGATACATCGTCAAGAAGGTGTACTTGAGACGATATCAGATTCGTTTCACGGTTCATTAGTAACCGGTATGAATCTTCTCCAGTTATGGATGGACTATCGAGAAGATCCTGTTTCAGGAAATATTAAGGTTGATAACTGTTCGTATAACAGCTTTCTTATTGATCCATTTTTCAGGAAAGCTGATCTTTCAGACTGCAGCGGTATCTGGAAGAGATCATTCCTAACACGAAGAGAATGCTGCTCACTTATGCCCGACAAAGAAGATATTATTCTTGGGTTGATGAGTAATGAGTCAGGAACTGGCCGTGATGCTAAGTTCCAATTTATGCCAGAATCATATGGCTATGCATATAAGCAATTATTAACGTACGATGAGTATTATTATCGTGACTATCGCAAACAAAAGCTCTTGCTCGATTCAGAAACGGGCGAGACGATGGAATGGCGCGGTCAAGATGATGAACGGCTTGAGATCTTCTTAGATCAGTATCCTCAAGTATCTATGATAGAGAGCGATGTTCCTACCGTTAAAGTAGCTATTGTTATCCAGGGTCGCGTTATGTACGATGGCCCTAATCCTCTTGGCATAGACCAATATCCTTTCGTTCCCGTGTTTGCTTATTATCACCCAGAGTTGCCCTACTTCCCCTACCGTATCCAGGGTGTTGTTCGTGGCTTACGAGATGCACAATATCTTTACAACCGTCGCAAGATCATTGAACTCGATATCTTAGAGTCTCAAGTTACCTCGGGCTGGAAGTTTAAAGAGAATGCAGTCATCAATCCTAAAGACTTGTATTCGTCAGCTGGTCAAGGCCGTGGCATTGCGCTAAAAGATGATGCGCAGATGACCGATGTTGAACAGATCATAGCGCCATCAATACCACCATCAATGATGCAGATATCGGAATCGTTAGGCACTGAGATCATGAAGATCTCTGGTGTTAATGAAGAGCTCATGGGTTCTGCTGTTGATGATAAGGCTGGCATACTCTCTATGCTTCGCCAAGGTGCAGGTATTACTACCTTGCAGCCTTTGTTTGATAATCTTGATCGAGCACAGAAGTTGCTTGGTAAAGTTATGATTGATGTAATACAGGCTAATTTTACGCCAGGTAAGGTGCAAAAGATTCTTGAGGGTAAACAACCAGCGCCTCAGTTTTATAACAAGGCCTTTGGAAAATACCACGCTGCTGTTGAAGAGGGTGTTAATACCACCACGCAAAAGCAGATGCAGTTCGCTCAAATGGTATTCCTCAAACAAGCTGGTGTACCAATACCTGATGATCAATTACTCGAAGCGTCGACATTGCAGAACAAAAAAGAACTTGTGGAATCTATACAGAAGTCGCAACAAGCTGCTCAGCAAGCTCAACAACAACAAATGCAAACGCAACTAGAATTACAACGTGCTCAGATTGAGTTGTCGCAAGCCCGTGCTGAAGCTGACCGTGGTCTTGGTGTAGAACGTTTGAGTCGTGTACAAGAGAACCAAGCTCTCGCTGTTGAACGTAGAGCACAGGCGCATAAAGATGATGACACGGCATTGCTTGAGAAGATCAAAGCAATTAAAGAACTAGAATCGATTGATTTAAATCACTTAAGTGAACTGCTTCGTATGAGCCAACTCTTACAGCAGCAAGACAAACAAGAACAAGAACAGTCAGATCTCTCAACACGCCTGAAGGGCCCACGATGAAGCGATGGCTTATTCCCTTACTTTTTAGTTCTTTAGTTATCTGCGCAGGACCTGATATTGATAAGCAGACGCAACGGCTTGCCGATTATCTTATACGCAAAAGCGTATCTAATAAGAGACGCCATTATAAACGTGTGCGTCTTCTGAAGCAGGTTGTTTCTAAACTTGAGAATTTTAATGCAGAAGATCTTGCATTGGTTTATAGATATATAGAGATTCGTATGCATGCGCTCGAAATTCCTCACGGCGCATGAATGTAGTTAGAGGACTTATTAACCTTGCGGTTCTTTATGAGAACTGCAGTTTCTACAGGAGTGCCTACCATGGCAAAAAGACGTTTTTACGACGGTTCTAACGGACCTGGTCGTTCGTATGATATGAGCCGACGCCCATATCCAAGTGCTGACCGTTACTACAATGGCGACGATCGCTCATATGATGGCGATGCAAACTATTATGATGTGGGCCCTCGTTCATATAATGGCGATGAGAGTTCATATGCTGATAGAGCTGGACGTTCTTATTATGGTGACCGCCGTTCTTCGCCTATGCAAAGTCGCGCTGAAGAAATGTCATCAAGAAAGCGCTATTATGATGGCAGCCAAGGTTCATATGCTGGGCCTGAAGCACGTCGTACACAAGAAATGGAAGATGGTGGCATGATCGTGGAAGATAGACGTTCTATCGCTAATCTTCCTCAAGATGTCATGATCAAAATGTACGCTACTCCTGATGATTACGGCCACTACAATCTTGATGATACGATCCGTAGTGTTGATAACCAACGCTATCAAGATAGTAAGCACAAGAAAAAAGGCCAATACCCGGACATGTTCTAGGGGTTTACTATGCGTACTAGAGTTGATTCTAAACGTGAAAAGCCTCGCAGCAGTTCGCATGCCATTAACCGTGATCAAATACGTTTAAGGTATGATGAAATTGAGAAGCGCGAGGATGAATACAGCAACCGCGCGTACGCTCGTGTTGAAGACCTTTATAATCCATTCTATGCAGGTCTTGACCCTAGACGTCGCCAGGAAATGGCTGACGGTGGCATGGTTAAAGAAGATAAGAGAGCTATGGCTAACTTATCTCAGGACGCCGTCCATCGTGAGTACCCACCATCAGGATATTATTCTTCTCCTTATATTGATGACTCAGTAGAAGGAGAATGATCATGCCTTTAATGCCGCGTAATAATAGGGAGGCGACTAAAATAGCTTTTTCTATTTTGGGTAAGCCTTCTAACTTAGTTAGAGAACAGTTATCTGAACACGAACGGTATGTTCGTAGAAGGTTGTTCTTTGATGATACGCGATTATCACGCTGACCAATGACCTCGGGGGTTCGTGCTTCTAGCAGAATTAGTACGAACCCCCGTTAATAATCCGCCATAGCTTTAGCAACGGCGGCATAAAGGATCGTTATGGCAAAAGCAAACGAATCTGGCGCGAAGAAAGCAAAGAAAGTTGTCGTCGCAAAAGGTGTCAAAGTTTCTCGCGGTGCTGAATCAAAGATGCGCAAGAAAAAGGGTTCATCAAATTCGGGTAAATACAAAGATGTTAAGCCCAAGGACTTTGCAGGTACTGCAGGCGGTGCAAGCGAGTATAGTTTTCCTATACCCGACATGGCCCATGCACGTAATGCCTTGGCTCGTGCTCACTTTGCACCAAACCCTGAAGGCATTAAGGCAAAGGTATACAGAATGTATCCTGAACTTAAGAAGCATCATGAAGCTCGTAGTAAAAAAAGTAATCAATCAGAGGAATAATCGTGGCAGTAAAAAAATCTAAAGCCCCTTGTGCATCATGCAAGATGAAAAAAGATAAGATGAAAGCAAAGAAGCCCAAGATGCCTGCGGCTAAAGCAAAAGTAAAAAAAGTTATGCATGAGTACAAAGAAGGTAAATTGCATAGCGGTTCGAAGAAGGGCCCTAAGGTTGATAAACGCAAACAAGCGGTTGCGATTGCTTTAAGTGAAGCTCGTAAGGCTGGCTCTAAACGAAAAAAATAAACGGTCAAAGGAGATAGCATGGCTTTAGGTTCTTTAAGTTCTATGCTTATACCCGCTATCATAGTGGTTGCTTCACTCATAACTGGATTTGGAGCTAGATATTGGCTCAAATCAGATCCATCTGCAGAAGTTGTTGTAGAAAAAATGGCTGAAGAAGCTCTAAAAGAAGAAACAGGCATTGATATCAACTTTGAACAGCCATCTCCTAATAAACCATCGGAGCCTAAGAAGTAATGGTAGAGAAAAAGGAAACGGTCGGTAAGGTCGCAACCGATCTTATGCAACAGGATGCTCCTACGCGAGATCCTATTGAACTTGAACGGGCAATGCATGAACAGTACGAGAAGAACGTATGGGAATGTGTTGCCCGTTCTCAGAAACTATTCACCGGTAATTTCTACGTAGTCGTGCTCACCAAAAGAGAAAAGCTCCTACAAAACGTTATTCGTCATTACTTTTTTGGTAGACTTACGTGCCCTACACCAGATTACGATCAAACGGTTTATTACTATTCCCCAACGCATGATTCTATCGAGTTCCTATGGGTTATACCTTCAAAAGACACTTGCGAACACTTGAGGGACCATGCGATTGAAGTTGCCCCTTCTGAGCGAGATCTTCTTAACTATGTTCTTGATTTCTATGATGATACGCTCATGAAGAAGGCTAAGAAATTAAACGGAGAAGCGTTAGAAACACCAATGTTAATCTCAACATAGGAGAAGTAAGTATGTCATTTGAAGTTAAATACGACGTTAATGGAAGAGTTATTAGTTCAGAGCCCGTATATGAAGAAAAACCAGAGCCTACTGTTCAAGAACCTGTGGAAGAGCAAGCAATTGAAGTCGCTTCGACTGAAGGAAGCGAAGATGCGGTGCAATCTATCAGTGAAACCCCTGAGCTGGTTCAGCAAGTGCAGGCGCCTAAAGAGACGGATGCGGCGAAGAATTTTCGTGAGATGCGCGAAGCTAAGGCGCGCGTTGAAAGAGAACGCGATGAAGCTATGCGTCGCTTGGCAGAACTTGAAGCAAGGGTTTCTAAACCTGCAGCACCCGTTGAAGAAGATGATGAGATCCGCATTGGCGATGATGATCTTGCTGAGGGCAAACATCTATCCAAAATGGCTCGGCAAGTTAAAAGATTAAGAGATGAAGTTAAGAAGCAAAAAGAACAAACGGAAGAACAAAGAGTCGAAGCATACATAAAAAATAAGTATCCTGACTTTGATACCGTTGTCTCTCCCGATAATGTAGCTACCCTTCGCGCTGCATATCCTGAATTAGCCTATACACTTAGCCAAACCAAGGATCTTTATGCTCAAGCAGCTTCTGCGTATACGCTCATGAAGAAGTTTGGTATCCATCAGGATCAACCATCATCGGCACTAGCAGTACTTAATGATAAAGATAAAGTAGCTAAGAACATGGCAAAGCCTCGACCATTAACGAGTGTTTCTCCACAACAGGGGGACTCACCATTATCACGCGCTAATGCTTTCGCTGAAGGGTTAACGCCAGAGCTTTCAAAGCAACTACTTAAAGAAATGAATGCTGCAAGAAAAGGTTACTAAGGCCATTTTTTCTCCATACCTAAGCTTTTGGGTTAGTTCTTAGGTGTGGAGATTTTTATAGGTGATGTAATGTATGTCCATATAATTGGATGCATATTATCCCCTAAACAAACAGCATTACCTGCTTTATCCCAATCATAATACTTGCAGAATTGACCTATTCGCTTTACCGGCTCTTCAATGTCGTTGACGAATCCCATGAACTTTAACGCAATGTACTTTTTCTTTTCGTATACCAATACCCAACGACCTATGTGAGGATATTTGTCTTTCGTAGAATGCCATTTCACTGGGATTTTTCTTTCGCTGTATAATAATTAAATGCTGCGCCACCGAATATGAAAATAACTGATATGGGTATGAAATCGTGTGTGTATACAACCTCTGCTTCTCGTACATTAAAATAAACAGAGCAGGCGTAAAAAACACTATAAGCTATAATAAACCCACTATATGCAAATAACTGTTTCCTAACCTGGTTCCAATAATCATGCATGAATGTCCTTATGTGGTAACGGCAGGGCTCCCATGGATAACCCTGCCGTATTAATTTCTGGTTTTTTAGTGATTATTGATTAGAGCTTCTTTAGCCATTCATGAACTTCATCGTTAATGTCTTCTAGATTCTGTGGTGTATAGAAGTAATGACGTATCCATACCCACCATAAGATCTGTAAAATAACAGACCCAACAACAGTATGTAGAAACATGCTCATTTCTTTCCTCTATTTCTTAAGTAACGAGAAAGAAGGACAAACATATCTTCACCCTTTAATACATACCATTTCACATAATAGAGAACTAACGCCGTTAATAATCCGCTTGCGACGATCTCATACCAATAACAATAGAAAAACCATGTTCTCATAGTTAGTTACCTAAAATCAGACCGGTCCTGTGGTTACGCCTGCGGCAATTCCAAGACCAACGCCTACGGTAGTTGCAGCGGCATGAATAGGGGCTGCGCACATTTGAGTTAATGTATAGACTGTAGCTCCGTACCACGGCCCTGTACATGCTCCAATTATATGTATTGTTGCATGACCAGCAAAAGTAACTGCGCCATAGCCTATAGCTGATCCTAACCATGCACCAAATACACCACCACCTTGTCCAGGAACGTGTGTACGCAGTACAAAGTTCTTATCGCTTGTTTTACTTACAGCAATCTTAGCAACTGTGAGATACTTACCAAGTTGTTCATCATTCATTGTGCGAAGTGGTGCTTCAACCATAGTAGGATCAACGGGGAAACTTCTTCCCTTTCTAACTACCTTGAAGCCTTCTTGATCACGCATCAAGCGTGCTTTACCAAGAGCAGATTTACCAAGGATGGCTGACTTTGGAATTTTAACACCGCTTGTTAGATTTTCGCTTGCGTTGATAACACCAAATGAAACAACGAGCGTTAATAACATTCTTAATTTCATAGTAACTTCCTAGATGTAATAGTTATTTCTTTGGCTCTGCTTTAAGACGTGCATTATATTGTTCTGCTTTATCAGCGCTCATTACAGAACCAATAACAGCAGCTTTATAACTATACGCTTCGATACCAGGACCGAAGAATGTTTCTAATGCTGTCCATGCACCGTAACCTGCGGCTGGACCACCAACAATACCAGCGCCTGCACTTATTACAGCTATAGCGCCATGACCAGCAAGACTTATAGCGCCCTTAGCTACAGCGGCACCTTTCAGGCCTTCTAAAGCTACGCTTTTTTCTGCTGGAGCAGGAGTTTGTGATGGTTGTGGTTGATTTGATTGCTCCATTGCTGATGCAAGGGTGCAAAGAGAGATTGTTACCGCTATAAGCGATAATTTGCGTAAAGACATATGTGTCCTTCGTAAAGATATGATTGATACGACTGCTTACTTGGACGTGAAAAGATATAGAACGCCACGGGTGACAAGGCCATGGAACTTGAACTCATTGCTAACTATGCTCTTACTCTTACATCCATAAATCAATGTATACGTTCTTTAATGCGTGTCAATACACTTTTAAAAATCATTTAATTTCAGAATGTGATGCTTTGAAATGTACGTTTGCTTACTCATAAGATATGGGTATAGTGTGAGCATTTACAGGAGGGCATAATGAAATTACAGGAACAACAAGCGCGCTTTGCTGAATGCGTCGCACAGTTAATTGATTTCATTTTTGCATCTGGTTATTCGTGTACATTTGGTGAAGCATACAGAACTCCTGAGCAAGCGAAATTATATGCAGAGCAGGGTAAGGGTATTGTAAATAGTCTTCACTGCCAACGCCTTGCTGTTGATTTGAATATATTCACTTTTTCTGGTGATTACATGTCTGAAAGTGATGAGTATGAAAAGTTTGGTGTATTCTGGGAAAATCTTGATCATCAGAATCGTTGGGGCGGTCGTTTTAAGCGAAAAGACGGAAACCACTTCGAACGTATGTATGAATTATAAAACGCTCATTGTTTAGATTCTCTTTGACTTTGACTCAGCAAAGAGAATGCTTCTTACTCTCCGACCCCTCAGTGGCCCCCTATCTACTGAGGGGTTTTTTATGTTAAAGTTTCGACGTGTGACGTTTATCCTTTTTTTCGTCACACCCTACACTACCCTCACTAGTTGCTCTTCTTTACTAGTGAGGGTATCTTCCTGCAGACGTATAAAGCGTTCGTCACGCTTATTTATTGTTGACGTATTGAGCCCTCGTCAAGCTCATTCTGACGTACGGAGTTTTCGTCCAACTCAAGTATCACAATGATCTTTAGCGAGGAATTCGACGATGGCTATAACAACAACTACTGTGTTGCCTTCGCCCGTTCAGCAGAGCTTTAGTTATAAACTGTTGAGCGTGCCTGTTCCTAACATGATTCACAAAATCCCTGCGATGAGAAAGCAAATGCCACGTAATGGTGGTAACACGCTTCGTATGCGTAGGTATAATCCTCTTGCAACCGCAATGGTTCCACTAGGAAACACTGGTGTTACTCCCCCTGCACAATTGCTTACTGCTGTAGATATTGATGCTCGTATTAGTTTTTACGGCACATATGTACAACTCAATGAGCAAGTCACGCTTTCCTGACACTGAGGCGTGAATAAACCGAAGGTGATTACTGGGAAACCCTAAACCTCTTCTAGCAACTGAGGCATGGCAACCCGAGGCAAGTGTCCGTGATTTTTATAAGAGTGAGTTCGTATATGCAAACTACGCATTTCATCCATGAGAGATTGGCGCAAGGCAACAAGCTCAAGGCTAAGTGTTTGGATTCCTTGGCGACCTTTTTTGCAGTGATTTGGAATAAAAGTAGCTCGCATTTTTATCATGATTTCGCACTGCCGTATCTTAACAATAAGATATGGCAAAATAAGTTCACACAAATGTGTGACTCTCTCTCCACTTATTGTCCAGGTATGAACTTGTTTTCTGGAATTGATAGCATGTTGTTTGATGGTTCGTTTACTATAAAGACCACCAAATGTATTTATAAGCCAATCTATAAGAGGTTTATCAGTATTGGTGACTTGAATATTAGTTTGGAAATAAGGAAGTTTTGTTTTGGGATTACAGCTAAAGTTTCCTATATAAATACTACCTTCTCCGTCTACAATTCCTGCAAGATAAGCAATTTGTGCAATAGTGTAGTCTTTGCGTTCATATTTATATCGATTCACTCAATATCCCGTGGTGATGGTAATTTAATATGTACTATTACTATACAGAATAATATCACGAATGTACAGCCGCAACGACTAAGCCCTTTGGCTCTTAGCGATAAGAGATGCTATAGTCTGAACCCTTTCGAAAGACTGGGAGTAGGGACTAACAAGACCTACCGCCTATTACAATAGGTCATAAAAGTAACAGGAAAATAGAAACTTAGTTTCTATTAGTCAAAATCAGGACCCTGTCCTCAACGAATGCGCAGCTCGTCTTGGTGTATCCCTTCGTCAAACCGAAGACCAACTCACACGTGACATGCTTGCTGGTACGGCAGGATTTATTAACTGTACGGGCGGTGTAAACGGCGATAACCCTACGGAAATTACACGTTCTGATGTTGATGTAGTTGTACGTGCATTATTAAATAACAATGCATACACGATTATGGATAACATCGAAGGTGAAGATAGATTTGGTACAGCTCCAGTTCGTGATGCGTATTTTGCTCTTTGCAGCACGCAATTGACTGGTGATCTTGATGCTGTTGCTGGGTTTATCGCAAAGACCCAATATCCATCACCAATGAACGCTCTCCGTTCTGAGTGGGGTTCAATTGGTAACCTTCGCTTCTTGATCTCATCAATCGGATCAGTAAGCCCTAATGCATCAGCACTTGGCGCTAATGTTTTCAACATTTTCTGTGTAGGTATGGAAGCTTATGCCTGCATCGAGCAAGATGGTTATAGCGCAAGCTTCATTTACCGTAAAGGTGTTGCGGTAGTAAAATCTCTTCTGATTGACTTGGAAACCCTTTTGGGTGACAGGGCGCAAGCGCAAGCAGCGTGAACGACTAAGTGAAGAGACCTCGAAAGAGGATGCGATAGTCTGAACACTATGGAAACATAGTGAGGGAGATCCGAAGAGGTTTCCCCGCCTAGCAATAGGTCAAAAAAGTAACAGAATGCCACCAATATACGATGGTCCATTGGCGCTTAATGCATCAGTTGGGTATAAGTTCGCTGAAGTCCCGCGTATCACTAATGACCAATGGGTCATCAACCTACGCGCTACACAAGCGTAATTAAGGAGATAACATGGCATACAATACCTTAATAGTGCAGGGTAGCTTCGTATCAGCGGGCGCCAACCAATACATTCCACTACGCGGTGGCGTTAGCTGGATGGAAGTCTGGAATATAACCGCGATGGCAGCAGCTGGTGCAGGCCAAGGAGTATATTTCTACTGGCAGTCTGGTATGAACACGAATAGTGTTGAATATACTAAAACTGCTGTTACTGGTGCGTTAGTTCCAGAGTTTTTCGGACCGGGTCTGTTTACATTGGTAGATCAGTCGAACCCACTAGTTTCTCCGCTTCTTGGTAATCCGGTTGCTACAACAGCAGAATCAAATGCTGTTCAGCCAGTTGTTTCAACAGGTAATACTGCCGGTCTTGCGGTTGGTTCCGTTGTTCGTTTATCGAACGTTGCAGCTATACCTAACATCATGGGCTTTGACTTTGAAATTGATACGGTCAATGCCAATGCAAACTTCAGAATGCGTTTCCCCTTAGCAAACGTACCTGGAGCAGTTGGTGGCGCTGGCTTCTACAGACAGGTTAATTTCAATAGCCCGTTCTATCCACAGAACCGCTATATCATCAGCATCACACAAGCTGCACAAGCAGTCGTTAGCTTGTCGGTAACTGCTGATTATAAAGTTGGTCAAGCGGTTAGGTTTAATATACCTAATGCATTTGGTATGGTTCAGCTTAATAACTTAGTCGGTAATATTGTTGCTGTTGCCAATAATCAAATTACTGTTGATATTGATACAACAGCATTCTCACCGTTTGTGATACCTGCTATTGCTCTCTATCCATTCACTTGGGCACAAACTGTACCAGTGGGTGAAGATACAGCATTAGCCTTATCACTTGGTGCGGATATCTTGAGCGATGCTACGGTTAACCAGATAGAATATGGTATGATTCTTGGGGCTGGAGTTAATCTTCCAGCAGGCCAAGGAGCCGATGTAATTTTCTGGAAAGCGGGTCTTTCGTTCAATTTCTAATATTGGCGTAATGCTAACGCAGGAGGAGGGTAATTCCTCCTCCTTTATCAAGGAGACAAGATGTCATTACAAGAAAAACACGTAAGTACAAAAAAAGAAGCAAAAGAACCAAAGATCAATCTCAAATATATGCGCGATAAAGACCGTGAACCAGTACGTGGTATTTTCCATTTTTATGAAGTACCTGGTGGTACGATGAGCTTTTCGTATAAAGCATATAAAGAAGACGAAGTAGAGAATTTTACGTTAGAAGATGGCAAAGTTTATACTCTTCCTCTTGGTGTTGCTAAGCACCTTAATAAGAATTGTTGGTATCCTGTACATACATACCAGACTGATGATACGGGAAGACCAGTTGCCAAGATCGGACAAAAAGTTAGACGAGTAGGATTTTCTAGCCTAGAGTTTGTTGATATTGATGATTTGACGCCTGAAGGTAAACCGTTAGTAACTGTTGAAACTGTAGGTATCTAATGTCATTTTGCTATGCCATTCCTAATCCAATATTCCAACCAGCTATGCGTCTTATAACAGCCATTACGCAAGCCAATCCAGCACAAGTCACCACGAGCTTTGCTCATCAGTACATTACTGGTTTACAAGTACGGTTGGATATTCCGATTGCATGTGGCATGCAACAGGCTGATCAATTTGTAGGACCCATTACCGTTAATTCTCCTACAACATTTCTTATCGCTCTTGATACAACAACATTTGCTCCCTTTGCTATCCCCTTAGCGCCGTCGCCTCATGTTAATACGTGTGCACAATGTGTACCGGTTGGTGAAGTAAATTCTCAGTTGACTGGGGCGACGGTTAATATACTTAACTCAAACTTATAAAATTGTTTTTTCTGATCGTAGTGTCTGCTAGTCTAGGGTTCAGTTTAAGGCATAGACTTACGTTATGAGGATACACTTATGGCAATACATACCTAGCAAGATATTCAGACGAAAGTACGACGCCTTACAAGATCACCTTCAGAAGCGCAGTTATCTACCAACACGCTCAATGATTATATCAACACATTTGTGGTCTATGACTTTCCGGAACATCTACGCACATTTAACTTACGCACTGATTTTAGTTTCTATTGCAATCCGTTCCAGGACGTATACCCAACTAATATTAATAATGCTGCTTTTCTCCCTATTACCAATCCTCTTTTTGATTTTGATAATAAGTACCTTACTATTCACCCTCCCGTATTTATAGCGGGATATCAGGTTCTTTTTACACAATCACCAGAGCAGTTTTATTCTATCTACCCTAATATCGCTAATATTCAGTCGATAGGACCAAGGGGTAATGGTGTTCAGACAAATTTCATTGGTACTATAGGAAATCTTAACTTACAGCCAAGTAATCAGACAGCACCACTCGTTATAGGACAAGTTCTTTTTTCTTATAACGCTCTATTTCAGGGACTTTCGCTCTACGATGTTCCCAATGTTCCCTTTAATGGTTCTGGTATTCTTCTTGATACCAATACACAAGTGCCTTCAGGAACTATCAATTATATTACGGGAGCATTCAATATAACGTTTACTTCTGCTCCTGCCGTTGGTGCACCAATAGATTCACAAACAGTTCCTTATCAGCCTTCCTTGCCTCAGGCGCTCTTGTATTACGACGGTGCATTCACACTGCGTCCAATACCTGATCAGCCGTATAAGATTAATTTTGAGGTCTATGTAGCGCCAACGGATTTGTTGAGCGCAGCAGGACCGGGGCCACAAGGTCAGAACTCTCCTAGGCTTGATGAGTGGTGGCAGTACATCGCCTATGGCGCTGCTAAAAAGGTGTTTGAAGATCGTATGGACATGGATAGTGTTGCATTGATAACTCCTGAGTTCAGAAAACAACAAGTACTTTGCGAGCGTAGAACGGTTGTTCAATACACTAACGAACGTCCAGCGACTATCTATACAGAACAAGTTGGTGTTGGTAACTATGGTTATGGATGGGGTGGTGGCGGATGGTAATTAAATTAGGAGATAATAATGCCGTATAACGCTAACATTCCCCAGGCAACTGACTTTCAAGATCAATCACAATCTGATCTTTTAGGTAATTTTCAGGAAATAAACACGTTTGTTAACGTGAATCACGTTGGTTTTGGTTCCCCGGACGAAGGCAAGCATGCTTTGGTAGAATTTCCTGTACAAGCAATTGCTCCTATCATACTCGGTGGTGAGATTGGTCTTTATAACTTTCTATCGCCAATCACTGGTGTTGATGAGCTCTACATCATTAGCCAAAGCGGTATAACAACATCCGTTACTGCATCTATTTTAAGCACAACACCTGTACCCGCTAACAATAGTTCTGGATGGAGCTATTTACCATCAGGTATATTACTCATGTGGGGTAACAGCAATGCCAATGGGAATACGGCTATAGTGTTTCCTGTTGCAGCTGATATCCCTGTATTCAACCAAGTATTTAGCATTCAAATTACAACGTTTGTT